CATCTGACATTGGCAGAATATGAACTTATGATGGAGGCTTTGGAGCTTCGGATGCTTGACGAGAGTTTACATGAACATCGTCAGGCATTTTTGAATTTTGCGGTAAAGGCAGAAAAGAAAGCCGGTAAAGGTAAGACCAAACCGGTTTACAAGAGATTCCGGCAATTCTTTGATTTTGATAAAGAATTGAAAAAAATGAAGAATCGAAGGAAACCATCCAGATTTGCTGGAATAACCAAACTGCTGGATAGAGAGGAGTGAGAGGATGGCAGAGTCGTATAGTGTAAAAGCAATATTATCAGCGCAGGACAAAAACTTTTCATCCATTATGAAATCATGCCAAGGATATGCAAATAATCTGAAAACTACTCTCACCGGCGGTCTTGGATTCGGTGCAATGGCTGCAATCGGCGGAAAGGCGATGTCGCTGGTGACAAATTCAGTCAGTGATTTGTCGAAAGAGACGATAGAAACATCGGATTCCATGTATAAGTTGCAGGCAGCTATGAGATTTTCCGGGTATTCCGAAGCGGAAATACAGAGAATAGCCGGAGCAACAGGTACATTAAAAACATATGCAGATAAAACAGTATTCTCCCTGCAGGATGTTATGAGTACATTCGGCTCACTTTCGGCAAATGGAATCAAAGACGCAGACAAGTTGACGGAAGCAGTCGGTAATGCAGTTGCTGTATTTGGCGGAGGTGCAAAGGAATATTCCTCGGTAGGACTTGCGTTCTCACAAGCAATGGCGGCAGGGGCATTACATGCGCAGGATTGGAACCAGATCATTAATGCCAGTCCGCAGCTTGCTGGAGGCTTACGGAAAGAGCTGATTAAGCTGAATCCAACATTAGGGAACGACTTCAAAGGAGCAATGGAAAAGGGTGCAATTACCGCAGACATGCTCGGGCAGGCTATCAATAACATTGGTATGACTGACATGGCGAAAGAAGCAGCCACATCCGTAACAACATTTGAAGGCGCTATGGGTAACTTGGAAGCATCTGCAGTAAGCGGAATGATGAAGCTTTATGATACTTTCGCAAAGCCTAAAGTGATTGATGCAATCAATGGGATGACCGGTAAGGTGGAGGCGGGATTTGACAAATTGTCCGTTGGAATTCCAAAAGCAATCGAACTTATATCTCCATACTGGAACGTGCTGAAAACAGATGCAAAAGAGGTAGGGACAGCCTTTGGAGAGGCAGCTGGTGCGATTATTGACGAAGTACAGGAACTTACTGGAGCATTTGGAAAAAAGGAAAGTGTGGATAATTTCTCTGAAAGCATGGGAACAGCAACAGGTGCGTTGACCACATTTGCAGATTTTTTAAAAGATCACGATAAAGAAGTGGCAAAAGCGATTACGCTGTTACCGAAATTATATGTTGCTTTTAAAGGCTTTAAAATAGTCAGTGCAGTTGCCCCTGGTGTCAAAACTTTTGCGGGCGCAATTGTAAGCATGACAGGAAAAGGAATAGCGACACTGGCAGGTAAGTTATTTGGCGTAGCAGCGGGTGAAAAAGCGGTAGGCACTGCAAGTAAAGAATCATCAGGGACTATCGTAGAATCAGCGAAAGCATTTGTAGCGATCGGAGCAGGAGTAGCATTGATTGCAGCAGGATTTTCCCTTTTGGCATATTCAGCCGTGCAAATCGCACAAGCTGGACCACTGGCAGCAGGAGTACTGATCGGCATGACGGTTGCAGTGGCAGGCTTAATGGTTGTTGCCAAAAATGTGGCTCCTGCTATGACGGCCGGAGCAACCGGATTCATTGCCTTTGGTGCAGCTGTCCTGATTGCGGCAGCGGGGATTGCTATATTATCACTGGCGGCTGTTAATCTGGCGAATGCGGGACCGCTTGCTATAGGCTGTATGGTTGGTATGGTTGCGGCAATTGCCGGACTTGCCCTTGGCGCAGCAGCACTTGGACCGGCATTGACAGCCGGAGCGGTAGGTCTCGTTGCCTTTGGTGTAGCTATATTATTGGTTTCAACTGGAGCGCTGCTGGCAAGTGTTGGGCTTGCCATAGTAGCAGGTGTGCTTCCGACCATTGTGCAATATGGAATTCAGGGAGCGGCTTGCATCGCAACCCTCGGAGCAGGCATGATCGTATTTGGCGCTGGGGCTGCAGTAGCTGGAGCGGGATGCATTGTCCTTGGTGCCGGACTTGTAGTGGTAGGTGCCGGACTTACGGTGGTAGGTGCAGCTGTCCTGATTGCGGCAGCGGGTGTGTTGCTTCTGGCAGCAGGCACACTGGCCCTTGGTGCCGGTCTTACAGTAGCTGGGGCAGGACTTCTGTTGATGGGAGCTGCATTCCCTGCCGTATCATCCGGAGCTTTAGCAACGGTAGGAGCACTGACAGCCTTAACAGCATTATCATTAGGTCTTGTGGCCGGAATGGGAGCATCGGTTGTTGTAGTGGTTGCGTTTGGAGCAGCTATGGCAGGTGGCGCAGTTGGCACCCTTGCAATGGTGGTAGCATTAAAGTCTGTCAATTCAAGCATGAAATCCATAGCCGGTAATGCCAAAAACGCCCAAAGCTCGCTCACGAGTATGCGAGCCAGTGTGAATGTGGTAAATTCCGGACTGGATGCGTTGGGAAGTAGAGCAAAGTCGGCAGTTAATACATTGGTAAGACAATTTTCAAACGCAGAAGGAAAAGCAAGGAGTTCCGGGAACGCTGTTGGAAATAACTTCAATAACGGAGTCTGCAATGGAATGAACAGAGCGGTATCCACAGCAAGATCTATGTCTACATCCACAGTGTCAGCAATGAGATCAGCCGGATCCGGTTCGTACAGTTGCGGTGTTTATATAGGAGCTGGCCTTGCAAATGGTATGGCAAGTCAGATTGGACGTGTAAGATCTGTCGCAGCGCAGTTGGCGGCTGCAGCAGAGGCGGCAATCCGGGCGAAGGCGCAGATTCATAGTCCGTCAAAAGTAGCAGATAAGCTTGGAGGTTATTTCGGTGAAGGATGGGTAAATGGAATTTCTGATAGGGTCACAGATGCGAAAAAGGCAGCATGGAAACTGGTAGACATTCCGGATTTAGTTCCTATTCCGGAAATTGGAGCTGGATTAAGAATCGGCATCGAAGATCTGAATGATAATTATGACTACACCAGAAACGAAACCTATACTATTTACGTCCCTGTTGAAGTAGACGGCAGGCAGGTGGCGAAGGCAACAGCGAAATACACCAAAGAAGAAATTGAACAGCAGCAGAAAAGAGATCTAAGGAAGAAAGGCATGAGATAAGGAGGGCGGATATGTATAAATTTGTGGACACTACAGAGAAACAGGAAGAGCAGATACTGCCTTCCGAAGCTCTCAACTTTAACGGAGTCTATTTTGAAAATGTAATTCCCGGATATCGGACACTGTATGTGTCCGGCCGGGAAATGATCGAAACAGAAATAACAGATCTATCTACAGAGATCATGGATGGCTCCAGATATCGAAGAAAGCGATATAAGCCGAGGACCATCACTGTCGGGTACCAACTGATTGCCAAGAGCAACGCAGAATTCCGGAATGCGTATAACAAATTGAATTCATTACTTGATGTGGCAGAAGCGAAGCTGATCTTCCTGGATGAACCGGATAAGTATTATGTCGGAACAAAGGTGAATGCCGGTGATGTGCCGCATGGCAGGAATGCGATTACTGCAGAAATTGAGTTCTATTGCGCAGATCCGTTTAAGTATTCCGTGGAAGAGTACGAGGTTATACCGACTGCAGATGATGGAACAACATTTGTTGTTGATTACAAGGGGACTTATAAAGCACACCCAAGATTCGAAGCAGTGATGGAAAATGGAGAGAACGGTTTTGTTGGATTCGTTGATCAGGATAAACATATTTTGCAATTTGGTAGCATTGAGGAAACAGACGGAGAGAACTACAAAGCGAATGAAACTCTTGCAACGCTACAGGACTTTTTCAATGCACCAGATGATACATCCGGAACAGATTATATGCATCCGCTCTATGGAGCGAAAGGAAAACTTGGAACGACAACTTGGTTTAATAACAAATTCCTATGCTTAAAAGAAGCAGGGACGCAGGTTGGCGGTGCGAATGGAGGTCTCAGGACAGTTATCTTACCGGCAGATTCCAATGGAGATAAAAGTGGATGTAAAAATTTCTACGCATATTTCCATATCTTGTTTTATGCAGGATTGATGGGGCAGACCGGAGAAATGTGTATCAATTTTCTCACGGAGGATAATAAGCTGATTTGCGGCGTGAACTGGTATAAGACAGATATGTCAGGAAATACAGGACGCTATGAGCTGGTATGCTATAACCCGAACAAAAAAGATACGGATCACCAAGCAGGAAAAGTGCTGAGAGAGTATGGCTACACGACCAGCCATTTACACACGCAAAACCCCTGGTATTGGGATTGGGGACATTGCGATATCCGGAAAGAAGGAAGTAAGCTTACATTCTTCTACTGGGGTGGGTACCCAAGCTTTACGGTACCGGAGATCGAGGACATGAAATGCACCAAAATACAGATAGCAATCAAGCAATGGGGAACTAGATCCGGAAGCAGGTATCTGACATATAACGGAATCAATAATTTTTGGTTCCAAAAACTTCGTGTAGACAAATGGAGAGACGTGCCGAATAAATTCGCCCGAACCAGCAGAGTTATTGCTGACTGCAAAGAAGCATCGGTAACTATGAATGGATTGCCGAAACCGGAGCTGGGAGCCCTTGGTAACGACTGGGAAACATTTTGTCTGAAGCCAGGAGTTAATCAGGTTCAATGTTTGTGCTCCAGCTGGGCGAAGAAACCGACGTTTAGAATGAAGTACAGGGAGGTGTTCTTGTGATCATATATTTTGCTGACAGGGCAATGAATATTTTAGGATCAGCATCCACGGGATTACCAAAAGGGCTGATGATCACAAATGATAAAAAGACAGAAGAAATATCAGAAGGTGTAGCAATCTTCGAATGTAATCTGGATTACGATTTCGCAAATTCGAATAAGGACGAAAAACAGGAAGTCGATGTGAAGAAGCTTGCAGCAGTCGGGAATTTCATCTTAAAACAGAGCGCAGACGACGGTAAGGCAGAAGTTTATACGATTATTGATTCGACGATAGATCCGATTCAAAAGGATGCATCCATCTATGCTGAAGATGCGGGACTGGACCTGCTGAACGAAGTGGTTGGAACATACACTGCAGACAAAGCATATAGCATTGATCATTATATTAATAAATTTGCATATGATTCCGGATTCGAAATCGGGATCAACGAAGTAAGCAATCTTACAAGAAAGTTATCCTGGGACGGTGAAGCTACAGCTACGGAAAGGCTATTGAGCGTAGCTACGCAGTTTGATAATGCTGAGATTGAATTCTGCTTCAAAGTCGAGAATATGGCTGTGACTGGAAAATACATCAATGTGTATAAGAAGAGGGGGAATGATTCAGGTGTAACTTTGACCATTGGTAAAGAGGTTAGTGGATTTCGAATCAAGAGTTCTATCGCAGATCTTGCAACAGCATACCGCTGTACCGGCGGAACACCGGAAGGATCAGAAAATCCGATCACGCTTGATGGGTATAAATATGATGACGGTGATTTTCACGTATTTGGAAGCTATGTGATGTCCAGAAAAGCGTTGGAAAAATGGAGCCGGTATCAGATTAAGACAGAAAAGAAAGAGAATGATGTGGGGCATATCGTGAAGTCGTTTACGTACGATACGACATCAAAATCAGAATTGTGCAATCGTGCCGTGTCCAGCCTTAAGAAGATCTGTGATGAAGCTGTTACCTACGAGGTTGAGTTGTCATATCTTCCGGATGGAGTAAAGGTAGGTGATACGGTATCCATTGTTGATGATGACGATAATACATATCTTACTGCAAGGTTGTTGAAATTAGAGACCTCGGAATCGAACGATACGAAAGAAGCAGAGCTGGGTGATTATGTAAGACAGGAAAGCGGAATTGATGAAAAAGTCATTGAGCTGGCAGAGCGATTTGAGAAGATCGCTAAGAATCGTAATTTTTATACGTGGACAGCCTTTGCAGATGATGAAAATGGAACGGGAATTTCGGCCAATGCTTACGGAAAAGATTATCTCGGAATCGCTACGAACCGGCTTACGAAAGAAGCTGATCTTTCTGATCCGACGCAGTACACATGGGTAAAGATAAAAGGCGAGCAGGGCATTCCGGGAACAGCGGGTAAAGATGGTAAAACAACATATTTCCATATGAAATATTCGGCGGTACCGAACCCGACATCATACAGTGACATGACGGAAACGCCAAACAAATATATTGGAACCTATGCAGATTATGAACTGGATGACAGTACAGATCCATCGAAATATACGTGGGGAAAATTCCAGGGCGACAACGGCGAAGATGGTGCAGATGGAATTCCAGGGAAAAATGGAGAGAACGGCGAGACGAGTTATGTGCATTTCGCTTACGCGACCAGTGCGGATGGAAAAACTGGATTTTCGACAACAGATACTGTCGGGAAAACATACATGGGACAGTATGCAGATTTTGAAAAAAAGGATTCAATGGATCCAAGTTCATATTCTTGGACAAAGATCAAAGGTGAAACAGGAGCGAAAGGCGAAAAAGGAGATAAGGGTGATCCAGGAGAACAAGGTCCCAGAGGCTTACAGGGATTACAAGGTGAGAAAGGTGAACAGGGAATACCCGGTCCAACTGGTGCTATAGGACCTCAGGGTCTTCAAGGACCAACAGGACCACAAGGTCCTCAAGGTGTAAAAGGTAATACGGGACCACAAGGTCCTCAAGGATCAGCCGGTAAAGACGGTGCGAATGGAAAAACAAGTTATTTCCATATAAAATATTCTCCGGTTGCAAATCCAACATCTGCATCTCAAATGACAGAAACACCAGATACTTATATCGGTACTTATGTTGATTACACTGAGGCTGATTCTACTGACCCAAAGAAATACACTTGGTATAGATTCCAAGGATTA